CCAGATTACTTGATCTGAGGTCATTGGCATTTCTGCCCCGACCATTCTTAAGAATCCAGAGATAGTTCTATTACCAAACCTCTCTATTTCTTGTTCGTATAATTCAGGTAAATATTGTTGTGCAAAATCAGCAAAATCTCCAGCAGAAGTACTATCAGTCCACTGTAAATAATTTGATTGCAACAAGACTCTATCCTGAGCGGGAGCTAATCCCGCGTGTGTTGATGTAAACGCCATTGTTTATTTATTTTTTAGTTTTAATTTTTAACTTAGAGCTATCCATTCCACTAACGCCTGTTATACGCATACCATTAAATAAAACACTATCATTAGGAGCTGAACTCCTAGCGGTATTGTTTATATTTTTGGATTTAGCAACTACATCTTTAACAGCGTCGGCTTTGCCTTGCTCATAAAAATGTTGTGCAATCGTATCAGCGTTTCGTGCAGCGTAAATAGCTTTGTGATAACCGTCATAGTCTCTAACGCTCCCATCTTCATTTAAGAACTTCTTAATAAATGTGGCGATATCAGATTGGGCTGTAGCAACCTCGTTTTGATTCTTAACACTATATCTAAATTTCTTTTCACCAACGTTGAAATCAAAACCTTTGAATTCGCTGTTGAAGAAATCTTGAGTTGATTGTTTAAAAATCTCGTGGTTCCTTGAAGCTACTTGTTGCTCTTCGTTGTATTTAGTGAAGAAGTCTACGGCATCTTTCTGCTCTTGACTTAACCCAGATTTATTTTTAATTTCAGCATAATACTTACTTTTTAAATTCTCTAGGTAACCCTTAGCTTTAGCCACTTCTTCTTTTTTTGCGAGTCTTTTTTTAGTTATATCTCGCTCTTCGTCCATGTCTTCGTCATAAACAAAGTTATCTTCTATAATGAAATCAACCTCGTCTTCAGTTAAATGAGGTTTGTTTTTCATATAATATTCTCTTAATAATAGATCTTCATCTATAGAGGAATAATCAGCATTTAATCTAGCATAATCCTCTACAGTACCACCAGTCTCGTTAATGAAACTAACTAATTTCTCTACGTTCTCAGGTAGATCTAATGTTTCTCTTGTTTCTTCTAGATCTTCTCTAGGTTTAAAATCTTTTTTAGCTTCTTCACTTGTTATCTCTAATATAGGAGTTACCTCTTTTTCTTCTTTTTTACTTTCTTCGGTAACTTGCTCAGATCCTGTTCCCCGTACTTCAGTTTCCACTCTTTCCAAAGTTTCGGTTCGTTCATCATTAGGTATATCGCTTGATTCCTGCTCCGTGCTGGCATTTTCTTTGAGTTTTTTAAGATCAATTTTTACTGTATCAGTTTTTTTCTTTTTAGGTTTTGGTGTTTTTTTAGGTTCCAATACCTTAATCTTTAGCTTAGTATCATCGACTATTGCTACTTCTTCTTTTTTTTCTTCTTCCATATTATAAAATTAAATAATTAAACACCAAACGATCCGAAGTTTACATTTGCTCCGTTATTTTGGTTAAAATCTTTTGGTAATGAATTGTTCTGACTTTGATCGATCAATTCGCTTTGTTGTGTTGCTTCTTGAGCACTTCTTTTATCTTTTCTCTCTTCGGTGAATTCTTCTTTTTGTGTTTCCCTTTTTCCTTTTTGCTTTTCTAATTGCATATCATATATAAACTCTAACTCTATAACCTCTTTCTTTAACTCATTTTCTCTTTCTAGTTTATTTAATGTCATGTTATGTTTAGCTTGTTCAAATTGTATATTACTTTCAGTTAAAGCTTGTTGCTTTTGAACTTCATTCATAGCAGCCTGTTCCGCTTGTTTAGCGTTCGCTTCAGCTTGAGCTTGGATGTTTGCTTGTTGAGCTTTTTGTTCTGCCTCTTGTTTTTGCTTTCTCCTTAACTTAAGTAATTGATTAGCTAATTTTAAATTCTTTATCTCTCTAATGTCTATAGCATCTTCTAAATCTATTCCACCTTGTTGCAATGCCATTTGAATGTTCTGCTCCAACATAGATCTTTCCTCTTCATCAGGTTCTAATTCTAGATATATACCAAAATCAAATAAGTTTAATGTTTTGATCTCTTCTAATGTACCTACATTATATAGACTTATACTATCTATCAAAGCTTCTCTAGTAAGATCAAACTCTAAACAATCAGCTATTCTCAATGAAACATTCTCACATGCTCTCAAAGTTAAATATAAACTAGCTTGTAATAAATGTCTTGTTGCTACATTAGATTGTGCTGCAGCTAATTTCTGTAAACCTATTAAAGCATCTTTATTTGGAGTACTAGCGTCTCTAGCTTCGTTTAAACCGGTTACATCTCTTATCATTTGTAGATAATACTGATAAGTCTGTATTAATGAAGCTATTTTTTGACCTCCGCTAGACGTAGCTAATTCTTGTATAGGAACTTTCCCATGATTTAAGTCACCGTCTTGAGTCATTGATCTACCAACTATACTACCAGTTTGAAAATACATGTTTAATGCTTCAGCTGGATTATAGATGGTACCGTTACCAAGATCCACTTCGGCTAGCCCATCGACGTCAAGGAAAACACCATCTGGAACTAATCTTGATAATACTTGTTGCAGTTTCAATGATGTTATTTGTATCATATCTGCAAAGGTTATCATTCTTTCTACTATAGAACCAATCCTACCCTTGTAAAGATCAGGGGCGCATATCTGATAATTCATATTAACCTTAGTTAGGTTAGAAGTAGGTCTTGTCATGTTTCTTGACATTCCCCACTCAAGCATTAATGGGTGACCTAGAATCTTTGCTCCTGTGTATAATACCTCTATTGATCTAGACACCCTATCAAAATTATCACTAGGAGGTGGATTAAAGAAGTCAGTCTTTTGAATTGCTTTTTCTAAACCTTGATCTGTTTGTTTTATTTTAAAAACTTGATCTACATATGTTTTGTATTCAAAGTATAGTATTTGTACAGTGTTGTTGTCGATATTTCCATTTAAACGCCTAGTGTAGTTTTGATTTCCAGGATATTTTTGTATTTCTTCGAGTTGTTCATTTGTTAATTGTGGAAATTCTTTTTTTAATTCTGATAGATTAATGTTTTTAACTTCCCCAACATAATACAAATCTTGGAAGTTTGGATCTTCTGTATAAGACCATACCATGTTAACTGGATCAACATAATCAACTACAATACCTTCAGATTTATTATAATTAGTTTTAACAGCACCAATACCTAGAACAGTTAAATCTTCATTTATCCTTCTTTTTACAAGATCATACTTGTTCCTCTTTAATACGTTATTTATAGCCTCTTCTTCTGCTATTTCTATAGACTGTTTATAGTCTAGTTGCATGTGGATTTCAAGTTCTTGTTCTGTTTCAGGTATAGCATCTCCTTGTATAGTGGCCATTTCAATACCTAAATTCTCTTTTACTTGCTGCATATATTCTCTAGCAGCTATTTGTTTATGAATAGCCCTAGCATAATCTGTTCTAGTTTTTCTAGATGCTGGATCAGTGGCGAATGCTTTTATATCATAAATCTTACTAGACATTCCATTAACTACAATATCAACAAACTTTGGAATTATTGGTACAGGTTTCCAATCTAAATTTAAATATGATAAATCTCCGTTTATAGATAACTCATCTTTATATTTTTGTACCGATTGTTCTCCTCTAGAATATAATCTTCTATTATAAAATATACTGTAATTATCAGCATATTTATAACCACCCATACCTGTACCAAACCATTCGTTCTCAATAGCTCTTCCGACTTTTAATCCATATTCATAACTCATCTTTTCCTCTTCAGGTACCACCTGGCTAGGAAAGGAACTGTTTGTATCAGTATAAATCATTAATTATTGTATTTTAGAAAGCAAACCATTGTTGTCATATTTTTTTATTCCTAATTCTATAAATTTGGTTTCTCTTGAGTTGATTGGTTTATATTTATCTTTATTGCAAGCCATTATTGCCAAACCAGAACTTATACTAGCATCATGTGAGGTTCTATTATTTATATCAAACCTAGCCCAATCCTCTAAAGTTTTTTGAAAATACATATCTCCATATCCATCTCCAACAGCACCAACGTTAGATTCTATATAGGATTCTATAGCCGATGCGTGTGCTTGTTTAATGTCTTGGCTTGAATTTGGTATACCACCTATTTCTTTCTCTGTAATAGATAGTTTATTCCAAACCTTATCTGGTCTATTAATACTAAAACCTCTGTATCCTCTACGTTTTAAATAATACAATAATCTAGGTTTATTATTTTCAGCAAGTATAGGCATACCATAAAACACTAAAGCCATTAATACCTCTTCAAAAAATATTTCAGCTGTTTGTGGTCTAGCAATATATTCTAAAAAGAATCTACTTGGAGGAACATCCTCCATACTAAACTTAGTTAATCCATGGAGTGAACCATTAGAACCTCTACCATCAACAGTTCCTGATATATCGTAACTATCACAACCAAAAGCTCCAAGGTGTTCATTGCCAGGATATTTAATGCCATTTCTTAATATCACTTGATTTTGAAGATTTTTCTCTGGAATCCATGATAATAAAAACCTACCGTTCTTGTTAGGCATAAATATTACACTAGTATCTTTAACTCCATCTCTCCACTGAAAACTACCTTTAGTAGTATTTACTGTGTTTAATAACTCTTCATTATAATCTATTTGTTCGTATATTTTTACTAAGTTAAATATACTTTGCTGAGTTTCATCTCTAAACGCGTGTTTTTCAGTTCTTGGGAATTGTCTGTAAAACTCATTTAAGCCATCTTGATCTTCTTTTAATCCTTCAGCTTCATTGTTCCAGTATTCTATAACACCTATATGTATAGATAAACCATCTATACCTGTAACAGGTTTTTTAGGTGTGTCAAATACAGGTATACCGTATAAATCTATATAACCTTCATAATTCCACTCCATTGGTATAAACAAAGAATATAAACCAGATTTAGTTTGACCATTCTTATTCCTATTATTGACATCAGAACTGCTATATACATCTTTAAAGTTTTGACCTCCTTTGTCTAAAGCATTAGACGTTGATCCCATCATACACTTACCAATAATTCTCCTACCTAATCTAAGACAAGTTTTAGTTACTTTCCAGTTGTTCTTAATATTATCAGGTCTCTCCCATTTACCGCTTTCATCGTGAGCTAGTAACTTTAATTTTTCACCATCGTAACTGTTATCTCCAGTGTTCTTCCAATCTATCGTGGTATCTAATCCATCTATCTCCTCTAGTTTGTCTCCAGAATCTAATTTCCTTCTAGTTAGTTTTGAAGCTGGAACTCTATACGCTAATTCTGTTTTAGGTCGATCCATACCATCTTGGATCGGTTTAAAGAAAAATGGATAGTTAACGCTTATTGGTACAACTTTATCCGTGAACATCTTCTTAGCATCTGCACCAGTCTTAGATAATACACCAAATCTAGAATCACTAGACATAGTTGCTTGATTAACTAATTCTGACGATGCCATAAATGAGAAACCGGATCGTCTGTTTTTAAGGTAACACATTCCATAACACCTATTATCTGCTTTACAAGCTTCCCAAAAATAAAAGAATAATTTGTTAGATTCTCTATAGTCAGCAGCTCCAACGTCTATCTTTGACCATTGTAGATACATATAATGAGTGCCTGTTATATAGTTAGGTTTACCGTTGTTATAATACCAATAACCTTCTTCTCTATAATTAAACTCCTCTTCAATATAATCAACCCACTTTTCCTTAAAATCTATAGGATATTCGTCCCATTCAAACGTGCTTTTTATCCTATTTAATTCTTTTGAGTATTGATGTTTTTCCCAGTATTGTTCTGTTTTCTTTTCGCTTCTTTTAAACGGGTCATTGATTGCTGGTAAAGCAATTCTGAGATTTTGTATTTCAATGATTTCTCCAATCTGTCCAGTTTTACTTATTACTATAAAGTCATATTCTGAATTATATCCATACTTCCACTTCTTGTATCTATTCTGTTTTTTAAGAATTTTAGGGTTTATAACTTCTTCTATTATTTTATACAAAGTCTGATCGTAACTCATTTAGACCTTTTTTCTGGAGATATTGAAAAAGATCTCTTTGGCGCCTCTTCAATTGTTCTACCTTCTAATATAGCTTCTTCTTCTTCCATTCTGCTAAGTATTGCAAAAGCATCAAATATAGCAAGTTTTTTAGTGGCTGCAGCGTTTTTAAGTCTATCTGCAGATATATCATCGGGAGTATCAATAATTGGTTCTTTAGCGACTTTGATAAGTTCTTCAACTGCTACTTGCCCAGCTTGGATTATATTCTTCTTGGTTTGCTTTATGTTCATGTTTTAATATAATATCATTTGATTTCATACAATAAGTTAGTCTATTATCAATCACAAACTTAAATTCTCTACCAGATTTAAAATAAACTATATCTCCAGTTGTTATCCCAATTGATTCTAAGAACGTGTTACTGTGTCTCATAACCCCAATATTTGATTTAACATTTTTTGTTGTTAGATCTGACTTATTAACCAACGGTTGCACAAAACACCTGTCTTCAAAGGTATTCCATTCGCTATTTGGTTTTTTATATAAATATATTTGATCAGGTGAACATAGAAAAGTATCTTCTCCTACAAATGATCTACTATTTTTTTGATCACCTCTTATATCATAAAATCTTCTAAATAGATTGTGGTGAACAATAATGGTATCCCCTTTCTCTATTGGTGTATCTATTGCTTTAGGTAAACCAATAACAATAGCTTCATTGTTTACAGATCTAAAATCCTCTATGCTAGTGTTTGTTATTAAGGTTTTATCTCCTACCTTTTTAGAATTTGTATATCTATCTCCTATAGGTTTTATTATAAAATCATATATGCTATTCATTGTACTCTAGATTGTACTCTACAGATATAGCCATATTTGAATTAAACTTTTTCCAAGGCAACACTTCATTATTCTTTGTTATAAATATGTTATATGAATTGTCTAAATTGTCAAATATTATATCACATATCTTATGTCCACCATATACTTCTTGAGAGACAGCATAATGCATTGCATCATTCTTGTAATCAGAGCCAATACTTATTTTTCTTATATTACTAGACATTTTCAACTACCTTTAATTTCGATTCTTCTTCAATTAAATTATACTCACCACTTTCCATATTAATGTTTACGGATCCATATTCTTTTTCTAATTCTACTTTAGTTGAATCTATAACTTTGTTAAGTTCACTTAGTTGGTGTAGATAATTATGTTTTTGAGTTTCTAGAAACCCTATATTATTTATTAACGTATTTAAGTTGTCCTGTTGCTTTTTGATTTTTTCTAATTGTTCTTCTGTAATTTTCATTTAATTTAATTTATGTTACTGTTTATTACTAATTGGTTGTTTATACTAAAGGACTAGCAGTTCCGTTTGTTATAAAAACTATACCGTTGTCTACATATCCACTAAAAGCAGGTGATGGTTCAAATAAATAAACTTCGTCCTCATATAGTATAGCAAATATAGGGACATCACCAGTATCTAAACCATCTTTTTCAGGAGTAGCCCCATTGTCTCCCCAAAGCGCCAATGGGAAAAAGCCAGTTAGTATAGTTGATAGTCCAACACACTGAAGGTTTCCATCATTGTTTAAATCATAAAATGTCCCTAACTCGCCTCCTTGGTAAGGAATATTTAATGCTCCACCAGCATTAACTGCAACTGTCATATTAACGCCAGTGTTTGTAGGAGCTGTAAACTGTCCAGGTGTAGGTTGAGGTGGTGTTCCTCCAGTCCCTCTTAAAGTTATGCTAGTATTTCCAATAGATATAATTGACATAATACCATTTCGTTTTTAAAAATCTT